AGAAGAACAAAAGCGGGGGGAAGGAGGATGCTGGTTACATTGCGTGGCTTCTATGGGGGGGGGATGCGGGGAGGGCATGGGCAATTCGCACTCTTAAGATGTTGGAAAAGCGTTAAAAGCGATGGAAGGCGTTCGTATTGTGCGCGAAGAAGAAGACGGCATCCATGTGATGCAAGCACTGCAAATCTTGTCGCGCAACGCTCATCGCAATACTTCTCGATGGGAATTTGTCGAGAAGCAAGTGTTTAGGAATGGGCGTCTTGAAGAGACGCATGAATATGTGATGAGTGTGTACGACGCGCCAGACCCTCAGTTTGAACCTGCAAAGTTCCTCGTATTTGAAGCTGTAGCAATGGCAAAGGCCTACATTATGGAAGGCATTGAAGAGCAGCTTGCTTCCATTCGCGCAGAAGACGACGAATATTAATCTTTAGTGGCGTGGACGACGAATGATGGGTAGCCCATTAGCCATAGGACGCTGAGCTGGAACACGCCACTCATTGCTTTGATTTGCGCTACATCTGGCGCAAGTATGCCATTCTCAATACGCGAGATGGTGGCTTGATCGCAATAGAGGATTTCTGCGAGCGCACGCTGCGAAAGTCCGCAACCAAGGCGAGCTTCCCTCACTCGGGAACCTATGAGGATTTTGGCTTCGGAAAGAGAGCTTTGAGGGCTCTTGACTTTACGAGCCGCTAGGCTCTTTTGCGTCATTTCATGCAGAATAGCATAATCACTACTATACTATTGAAATGAAGCCCTTACAGTATATGTATGAGCACCACATCTTGTCGGTACGACGTTTCTCCTATTGAGAAATACGAGATGACACCTGAAGGCTATCTTCGGGTGTGGGCTTCTATAGCTCGTACCGGCATTCAGCATTACACAGATGCTGACGGTTCTATCAGGAAGGAATTCCGTCCTGAAACTGAAGTGGCGTCTCCAGAAAGCCTTGCCTCATTTGCGGGGAAGGCCATCACGATGGAACATCCTCCTGTTCTTCTGGACAGTGAGAACACCAAGAATTACCAAATCGGTTTCACTGGTTCTGAAATTGTCTATGACAATGGCTTTGTTAAAGCCGTTATGACAGTTACTGATCGAGAGACAATTGATAAAGTAATGTGCGGCGATGTTCGCGAAGTGAGCGCTGGCTATCGAGTCAATTATGACCCGACGCCTGGCGTTACCGATAGTGGCGAGCATTACGACGGCATCCAAAAGGAGATCAGTGGTAATCACGTTGCTATCGTTCGTCGGGGCCGAGCTGGCCCGCAGGTGAGGTTGCATTTGGATCGCCAAGATGCTGCCGATCCCTCCCTAATTTCCATTGAGGAAAACCAAACTATGTCCGCCAAAGTCGTTTTCGACGGCGCCGAGTTTGAGGTGAGCGAGAGCGTTGCTCTGGCGATCACCAAAGAACGCGAAGACGCCAAGATGTCCTACGAGGACATGAAAAAGAAGTACGACGAGCTGCAGGCTGCCGCCGATGCCATGAAATCCGAAATGGATGCCATGGCAGAAGAAATGAAGGGCAAGTGTGACTCCGCTGAGGGTCGCGCTGATGCTCTGGCCGAGCAGGTCGATTCTTTGAAAGCTGAGCTGGAAGAGGCCAAGCAAATCAACGTGGATTCCATCGTTGAAGAGCGTCTGTCTCTGATTTCCAAGGCGAAGCCTGTGCTAGATGCCGCTTATGAATTTGGCGGCAAGAGTGACCGTGAAGTGATGGTGGATGCCATCAAGGCAGTTCGCGGCGACTCCATTGTTTTGGACGAGCGTTCCGACGATTATGTTCAGGCAATGTTTGATACCATCTCGGAAGACGCCGCCAATCGTGCTGATTCCACCGAGGATCTGCGTAAGGCTGTGGCTTCTATTGCCACCCCTGCTTCCGCTCCTTCTTCCTACATGGAGAAGCTGCAGAATGCCTGGAAGTCCCCTCTCTCCCTTTCTAAGGAGGCTAAGTAATCCATGGCCGTAACTTTTTCTACCACTCCTGGGGCCGCAGGTGGCGTGCAGTCCAGCTACGAGCTGGAGCTGACCGCTGCTCTGGAAGGTCAATTTGCCGACATTGCTGATAACAATGTCGCCACTTTTATTAACGAGACTGGCGCTGGCGTCGCTTTCGGTGATCTGCTGGTGGTCAACACTGGCGGCACTGTGGGCAACTCCGCTAAGACTGTGGCCGCCACTGGCGACACTGTCGTGGGCGTGAACGCTCTCACCTATATCGAAGAGAAGGCCGCTGACGCCTATGGCCGCCCTGCTGCTTCTAACAAGCAGGCCCTAAATGTTCTGAACAAAGGCGTGGTTGCCGTCTACGTGACTGGCGCCGTTGACCTGACTTCTCCCGTGCGCGTGTACTACGCCACTCACACTGGCACCACCGCTGGCGCACATCCTGGCCGCTTCTCGCACGCTTATGTGAGCGGCAAAACTCGCCGTCTGACCGGCGCCCGTTGGGTGTCGAAGACTACAGGTGCTGGCATTGCTCTTCTGGAGCTGAACGGCCCCGATTTCACCCTTGCCGCAGATTCCTGATAGGAGGACACCATGAGCGAATTTCGTATGGATGAAGCGGGTCTGTTTCTTGAGCGTCAGCTTGAGTTCATCCGCCCCCAAGTATTTGAAGTCGAATATGCCGACATCAAATACCCCACAATTCTGCCTGTAACCAGCGAAGCTGGTCCTGGCGCCCAGACCTTCACCTACCGCATCATGGATGCGACTGGTGACTTCAAGCTCATCTCTGACGCTGCAGATGATCTGCCGCGTGCTGATGTGAGCCAAACCGAGAAGAGCATTAGCATCCGCTCCTTCGGTGGTTCCTTCGGTTACACCGTGCAGGAACTGCGTGCCGCCCAGATGGCCAACGTGGCTCTGGAGCAGCGCCGTGCCGCCGCTGTGCGTCGCGCTTACGAAGAGAAAGTGGAAGAGGTGGCTCTGTTCGGTGAGTCGTCTGTGAATCTGGTTGGCTTCTTCAACAACTCCACTGTGGACGTTGTTGCTGCTGACAAGTGGTTCACTGGCGCTACTGCTACTGGCACCACTGCTCAGGACATGCTGGCTCTGCTGAACCAGGGTGTGACCGCCATCATCAATGGCTCCAACATGAAGGAGCAGCCCGACACCATCCTGATGGCGTGGGAAGATTACAGCGTGGTTTCTACCACTCGTAACTCTGACTCCTCGGACGTGACTGTGCTGGAGTATTTCCTGCGCACCAATCCGTTCATCCGCAATGTGGAGCCCATCAATCAGCTTGATGCTGATAAGAGCGTTCTGAACAAGAACCGCATGGTCATCTACAAGCGTGATCCTGGCAAAGTGCAACTGCACATTCCTCAGCCTCTGGAACTGTTCCCGCCTCAACAGCGCGGTCTGGAATTCATCGTTCCTGCCCATGCTCGCGTGGGTGGTGTCGCTCTGTACTATCCCAAGAGCGTCATTTACATCCAGGCTCCCTGAGAAAGCCCTTAGGTAGTTTGTCAAGAAAGGACGGTTAAACTAATCAGCAGTTCTTTTTGAACACACAATGCTCATTGCTTACCGTCCTGAACTTGAGAATCCGCCGCGAGAGGCCAGTTTCGGAGTGATTACAAGGCGAGGCATGATTAGCCTTGCTCCTGGTCTGAATCAGGAAATTCCTGATGAACAATGGGAAGAAGCAAAACTGAACCCTACGGTGCAGAGCCTTCTTCGTATTGGGGCCATTGAGGAGATGAAAGAGCGAGTGGAAATTGAGACTATTCCCAAGTCCGCTGATAATCTTTCACAACTCCCGCTCAGTCAAGCCATCCAGGCCATTGAGCTTCTCCACGACGAGGACAAACTCGGAGATTGGAAGAAGATTGAAGGCCGCGTGAGGGTACGCAATGCGATTAATCGTCGCCTTGAATCCATCCGCACAGGGAAAGCATGACAGTCACTTACTCTGGTTTCTTACAGCGTTTTCCTGAATTCAGTCCCCACCCTGCTGGGATTGTGAACGGCGCCATTGAAAGCGCAACAGCAGATGTATCTTCTGACATTTTTGGTGATCAGACCGACCGTGCCGTGCGTTTTCTAGCTGCTCACATCATTGCCATTCAACTGGCTCAAATGGGCGTTCAAATTGGCGCTACAGATGGGAAGGTTTATGGCAATGGGCTGGATGCCACATTGTACGGCCAGGAATTTAAACGTCTTACAGAAGCGGCCTCTTCTTCTCTGATTGGTTTTGTTGTCTGATGACTAATCCAGCCCCGCCACTTGCTAATGCCACATTGGCATTCGCCGTGGCGAGCGGATATGCAACAGATTCGGCCACTGGTAATTATGTGGAACTCTCTGGAGATGTCACATACTATGCCACATTGAAGCAGAGCAAGGATCCTCGGTACGATCAGCGGCTTGGGGCTGATGAGAGCGCCATCTACATGAAAGGCCGCCTTGTTGGTCCTCTAGCATTTTCGGGAGTACCCCCTGGAAGTGTGGCAGCAGCCACCATTGAAAATCAGGAGGGGCGTTTTGAATTGCTCCCTACGACTGAAATGACTGACCACTACCGTCAGTTCTTGGGCACCCCTATCCACGGCTACTTTAGAGTTGTGGGAGCAGGAAGTGTCCTTAATCGTTAATCACGCTCCTTCGCATTGTTTCAATGGCCATTCAACACCCCACACAAATCATTAAGAGCCAGGACACCATTGTGTATGTGGGCGCTCTTTCTGGCGCCACTCGTCCTGCAATTGCCCCCGCCACTGCTGGCGCCCTCTCTCGCCCCACATCTGGCGTTCCCGCCAACATGTATTTCCTAGGTGGCGTGACTAGCGCCACTGTTGCTTTCAACGATGGCGAAACCGAATATTACCTGCTGGGTAATGGTGGTTTCGCTGATGGCGTGAAAGTCACCCAGCGTTGCCAAGCTTCTATCACCTCCTACTTTCAGAAGGATGTTGATGGCAGTCAAATCGATCCCACTCAGTTTGATGAGGCCATGAACATTGTTCTGCGTGGCCGCACTGAGAAGGATTTGGAACTGTATGTTGAGATCTTCAAGTCTCTGGGCAGTCAGACTTATGACCTCACCTGCTTTGCTGCCACTGTGATGAACTACAACGAGAGCTATCCTGCGGACAACCTCGTTGAGACCACTTTTGATCTGATAAGCCGTGGCGCCTATGGCACTGGCCGAGTGACCATTTCTGGTGCAATCATCCCGACCAACCCCAACTCCTAAGCATAGTCTTTGGAGGCTCTATAGCCCCCGAAAGGGGGCTATTTTAGTGTTATGAACATCCTTCAATTGCGCGACACGGTTTCTCAACTGTTGTCTGAGTTGATTGGCACTTATACATTGCCCAATGGCACGCAACAGCCCGCTTTGTATGTGGTGGGGGAGCATGGGGTGCCAAAAGGATGGAAAGCAACTGGTTTGGAAGTGACTATTCGCCAGTTCCCACGGCAGACATCACGCCCACTGGTTGGTACTGTTCAAGTCAATAAGATGTGGGAGGTGGTATTTGTTAACTACACGCCTCATTCAGACAAATTAGAACAAGCAATTTTGCGTTTGCTAAGGCATTTCCCTGACGCCAGGAGCAATTATCAGAACTATAGTGACATTGCCTACGAGCAATACAGGGTGCTGATTCCCGATGTGGAGACAGTCACTCAATACATGCATGCTGTATGAAACTGCTGAAAAGCAGGTGTGGAAATGCTTGGCTGTTTGATGCAACTAAGCACAGCGATGAAATCACTGCTGGCCTTGCGTGCTTTTTGCCTGGCTGCGCAGAGAGCATTGAAGTGGAAGTGCGCGGTATGTTGTGCCGCGTGATTGTGCCACATCGAGCGATTAATAGCCCTGTGCCTGTGAAAGTGAGCAACGCTAGACTTTCCCTGCTTGTTCTCCCCTCCCATGAGTAAATATTCCTCGTTCTTTCTTCTCAGTAGCCCTGAGTATCAAAAACTGAACGGTAAGCTACGTCTTCGCAAGTACGGCAGTTGGTTGGCTGAAGAGGCGTGGCTGAGAGAGGATCAGTCACAGAAGCGTGCGCTGTTCACATTGAAGGCTATTGACCTGGCACGAAAAATTGCCAAGGAAAAGGGAATTGAAGACGCTGAGGCGTTTGAAATGCTGCAGAACAGCGGAATGGTGAATGATGAGCTGCTGGGCAGTCATATGGCGGAGGCCACGGCATTAATGGAAAACATGCCGTCCAATCGCAGCCAACTAGAACAGTTGGTAACAATTTTCTTCCGCAATCGTGGAGAAGTATTGGTGGGTAAGAAATGGGAACCCACCGATGACTGGAGCGATGATGACACCAAGATGCTCACCAAGCCCATCCTCGATCAAGTGGAGGCATTTATGGTTGCAGAGGAATCTGTTGATGCGGTGGACAAGGGCGACGATGAGCCCGATGAGGACGAAGCAAAAAACTAATAGTTCGGTTAGCTGAGAGGTCGGAGTTGGTACTAAAAAGTGTCACCGACTGGACATTCTTGTACTGCCAGCTAGCCGCTCTAAATCTACCTGATCCCATTTTTCACGCATCAAACTTTGCGCGTCTTCCAGTGCGCTTGATCACGGACGTGTTGGATAACAACGCGAAGGTATCAAGAATGCGCACTAATGCAAATAGCGTGGCCACTGCCAAGATGGGATCGATGGTTGCATCGGCCCTTGGCGGTAAGGGCGTGCAGGTGAAGGTTGCGGACTTCTTGCCTTATGAAATAGAAGACAACGAAGAGGGGCTTTCCGAATCGACCAAGGCAGCGCTGAGATGGGCTCTTAAAACACAGAAACTGCCTGTAATTGTCGTTGCAATGCTGGGAAGTGAATTGTCGTAAATGCTAGATTGTTCGTAGCATGAAATTGGCGCATTGTAGTTGTGACGTATCAGCTCCGCTTTGAAAGCAATGCGTTTCGGGCTGATAGCGCGATTGGCAAAGCGTTAGATGCCCTGCAGCGCACCATCAACGGGGCTAAGCGTATCGCTGGCGTGCGGATAAAGGAAGAAGAAGTGAATCGCTTGGTGAGGCTAAAGGGAGTTAACCAGCGCGTATTTGCAAGAGCAATGGACTGGGCAGACAATGATTTTGACCAGCAAATATCCGATGAGAAATGGGGATGGAAGGGGGCTGACAAGCCGACGCGGCGAAAGAACGGGCAGATCGTTACAGAACCTCGCGACATCATTGATACATCGAGACTATTAGACAGCAAACGCCGAGAGGATGTTAATAGCTCTGTCACTGAATTTGAATGGACGGCGCCTTATGCAGGTGGTGTCCATGATGGTTATACAGCTAAGGGTGGTGGCGTCAATCCTGCTCGCCCATGGACTGAAGAGACCATTGAAGACTTGGATGAAGTGATTAAAACCCTGTTTGAGGAAGGCACTAAATAATGGCACGTTATACCATTGATTTCTCTACGAACGCAAGCGCTGTCGTTCGTGAAATTGAGAGAGTAAATACTGCGATTGCGCAGGTGGCACGTACTGGGCAGAAGGTGTCCATTACGTTGGACGCAAGCGGCTTAAAGTCGCAGATCAACACTACGTTTGCTCAGCTCAATCGACAGATTGAGCAGATGCAATCAAAGCTGTCGCGGCTTCAGATTGGTAGCCAGCCATTCAGGAAGACCGCCGCTGCGATGGGCTTCCGCGAGGGGCAAGCAGAGCGAGGTCAAATGATTGCGCAGCCCTTAAGGCTGCGCGGACAAGCACAATCCTTTGAAGAGGGCTCTCTCACTCGCTTACAGAAAGAACTGCAAGCTGCTCAGATTGAAGCAGCGCAAGTTAAGCCTGCCACAGAGTCATGGATGCGTCTCCAGGGGGAGATTGCACGAATCAGTGGGCAGCTTCAGCGCGCAGATAAGCTCGCTGAAAATATCAAGCTCACGAATGACCTAGGAGCTTTTTCGCCTGGAAGCCTGAATCAGCTTGAGGCAAAACTGGCCCTGTTGCGCAATCGAGCAAGGGAGATCTCTCCAGATACAAGTGAATGGAAAAGCCTTAACAAGGAAATTGTTCAGGCCGAGCAGGGTATTGATAAACAGACTAGAAAGCCCCTTACAAAGGGGCAGCGGTTTGGGGCTGCTGGTGGTGCTTTTCTGTATGGAGGGGGACTGGGAGGTGGCGTCGGTAGTGCCGTGGGAGGTATTGCGGGCGGTTTAATCGGCGGGGTTCCAGGAGCTTTTACTGGTGCAGCCATTGGACAAGTTGCTGATAGTCTGGGCGCGGCATTGGCTGGCATTACAAAACAAGCAGCAGCAGTGCAGCAAATGCAACGCGGACTTGCTCTTGCCTCTATTGATGCTAAAGACTTTGCGGAAGCTCAAGCAACTGTTGCCTCCATGAGCCAGCGCTTGTTGATGCCTCTTGAGCAAACAACGCGCCTCTTCACTCAATTACGAGTAAATACCAAACAATACAATTTGTCCGTGGCAGATACTGCCAAGGTCATGGAAGGTACGGCCTTGGCCATTATGGCTACTGGTGGAAGCTCCGAGGATTTAGAAGGGGCCATGCGAGCCGTTGTGCAAATCTTCAGCAAGGGAGGCGTTCAGGCTGAAGAACTGCGCGGGCAATTAGGCGAGCGTTTTCCTGGCGCTGTAGTGAAGTTTGCGCAAGCAAACAAGATGAGTTTTGAAGAGCTACAAAAGGGGCTTGAAAACGGAGAAATTGGCATTAAAGAGTTTGTTGAATTTGCAAAGAAAAATTACACTGACTATGCAAAATTTAGCGAGCAACTTGCCACCGCTCCTGAATTTGCGGGGCAGCGCTTAAAGAATGCTTTTGAACAACTTTCCCTAGCAATCGGCAGCTTGCTTGGGCCGGTGGGTGCGGACATTCAAGATACTCTTACAGGAATGATCAACGGCGTAGCTAATTTTGTAAAAGAAAATAGGGTTTATTTGCGTCAACTTATTAAAGATTTTTCTTCCATTGTTGGACCTATTGTCAACATTTTTGGCCAACTGCTTGGAGTGATTGCAAAATTTAGCGTGGCAGTTGGAAAAGTATTCCAAGGCCTGTTCTCCCAGATCCGTCAAGCGCTGGGAATGGCCAATATCGGAGAAGCAAAAGCTCGTCTTG